CCAACAGTACAAACTACGTTGTCAATAGTTTGTTCCCATAGCAATGGACCATTTTCATATTCAAAGCAACGGAAAGTGTAAACACCTTCAGCTTGGGCAGATTCGCCCATACCAGCAATAGAGGCAATACTCATATTCGCTGATTCTACTGCATTTAATTGATCTTTCATATTTAATCCTCTAAATCAAAGTTGATAATTGGTTTGTAAATACACCTGCAATTAGGTAAATCTCCCGGTAATCCCCGTACTTCATTACCGTACATTTTACCTATTACGGGAGGATCGTCGAACGAATACTCATTACCCGACATTTTAATATGGGCCAAACGTGGAGCTTTACCGCCTCCTGAATGAATCCATACAAATTTTTTAACTCCTAAGGTTTGTAACCTTGCAGTGTTAATAGACTGATAAGCTTTTCTTGTTTGATCTGCTGCTGTTAAGCGTGCGCGTTTAACATCGCCATTATATTTCTTAGTAAGGTAAGGTACTAAATCTTTCATACCATTACCGGTAGTGATGCTACGCATTACCTGTCCTTGGACCTCATTGATAAATCGCTGGGGAATAACTTTAATTAAATTTGCAGCTTCTTGTGTAGAAGCTTTAACCACTTCAGTAATGCGTTCGTTCATTAAAGTAGTATCGATTTCAAAGTCTTTACTAACTTCTCTAAAAGATAAGCCTAAAGTTACTGCAGAATTCTTAATAGTACGATCAATCATGCGATCAACTGAACTTTTAGCTAATTCATCAAACCGTTTGGACCATTTACGCAAAAGCCAATTCAAAATAATTCTTGCTTGACTTGTTGTAGAAGCATCCATAGCGGAAGTAAAGTCAGTATCTTTAAATACTTTAGTAAGCTCTCGTAATGCGTCGCGATACATCAAACCGATCAACTTAGTAATAGGCTTAGCAAAGTCTGCAGATATTCCTGCATTAGGACTTAGTGCTTTGCCTATTGCCCCGTCTCTAGAGATAGGTTTGCGGATTGGCATGTTTACTTCTTATTCGGATCTTTTCCGTTCCAAGTATCTAAATCTTTTCTATTAAATTCCGAAGTAATAATTGAATTTTTTAAATCGAATAAAGGCTGAGATTTTAAATGCGAAGTACTTAATCTAGTTTTGCTTGCCAAAATAGAAATCAATTCTTCTTTAGATAATTTGCCTAAAGATTTCCATCTATTCCACATTTTTTGATGTAAAGCTTTTTGTGGATCTTCGGAAGTAGAAGATTTTTCTGATTCAGTTTTAGGCAAATAATGTTCTTTTTGTCCGGATTTAGACTTATTAGCGGCAATACTAACAGCATGAACACCCTCAATAGGTTGATGCTCTCTATTCATTTGGTGATGCGTTTCAATGCCGCTTTTTCTATGCTCTTCGCTAAACTGTAAGCTATGCTCTTGATGGTATTTTTGAGCTTCTTCGTGACTTACTTGTTTAAAATGCTTTTCAATATGTTCATGGGTGATATCTGGACCTTTGATAACGTCGCCTTTACCATTCACTAGTATATGAGCTCCTTTAACAGTAATCCATTTCTCATCATCAGCATCTTGAGCAACTGAAAGCTTTTCACCAATTGAACCACCACCTACTTCGGGGTCATCAAAGTTTTGGTCTTGAGTATCAAGTAAGTCTTCATCAGCAAGCTCTTCGCCTTCATCAGGCATATCTTGATCTTCTAAACCCATTTCGTTGTAGCCAGATTGCTTATCAGTAGCAATACGTTGGCGCTCATCCTCACTGGATAATGCCCCAGAAGTAACCAATACTTGCCCTGTTTGGGCTTTAATATAGTTAGTATCTGCAAGCTCTTTAGCTGTAGGTGTATCAAGCGGCAACCAGTTCAAAGTGGTTTCAACGTCCATTCTTATTTTGAGTTGTGGCTCAACATAAGCTTTAATAACTAATTGATGATGACGTTCGGCTAATGGGGTTAAGTCATGAGCTTGAATAGACTCCAATAACTCATGATAACTAGCTTCTTCATAGTCACCTGTAGCATTAAAGCCTTTAGGGGAAGTACCAAGGAGCTTAGTAGCTGGTACACCAGCAATAGCTGCTACCAATTGGTATTGAGTCATGATAAGCGAATCAAAGTCTGCTAATGAAGTATCAAATTGATTGAACTCATCGCCTTCTTTATCACCAATTTTAATACCGTAGTTATCTCTAAACTGAGACCAAGTTTGTAATCTACCTATAGCGTCATTGGTATTAGCCATGACTGCTTCCATATCTGTAAGCCAAACAGTAGTACGCTTAGACATAGCTAATTGTGGTGCTTCATTAGAAGTACGTTCAGCAGCGTATACACGCTCCATGATTTGTTGTGTTAGCGGTATACCGCCATAAATGTATTGAGGCTTAAGGACGTCTACCGGTTCAGCATGACGGAAAATGATTAAATGAGAGCGGTGAATCTTTTTACCGTTAATGATCCACCAGGTTGGCTCATAAAAATGCAATGTGTCTGGCTGACTTGCACTTGCTCCGTCAAGCATTGGTGCAGTCCAATAGGGGTCAACTTGCACAATGCCTTTGTACGAACCAGGAGTGACGCCATCAATGTTAAAAGGCTTTTCGTAATATTCTGGATCAGTAGAAATAACTTTAAACATTGCAACTCTAACGCCAAAGATTCTACCTTTGCGGATAAACTCACGCATGTTCCATTGTAAGCGTAATGACTTGTCATAAGACTTTAGAATCTTTACTGCTTCAGGATCAAGCTCATCGCCATCAGTAGTGACAATGTTGTATCCTTTACGGATAGCATCGTCAGCAGGCATTGCACATGCTTTGTTAACTAACCAATTTTGAGCAATGATGCCGCATAACTGTGCGCCAATAAATCCTTGGGTGGCATACCAACCAACAACCGCGTCTGAAACAGTATTGATTCCATTGGCGTACATTTTAAAGTTAGCAATACCGTTGCTTGAATCGTCCATAGCGTAATCGCCATGAAATGCTGGTTGTTCTCTTTGCAAAGCGTTTAGACCGTCAGCTACTTTATTGCGGATCCTATCAGGATCGAGCATATCAAATTCATGAGTGCTGAACAGGCTTTTACGTGGCTTTGGTTGCTCAGGTTCTTTTTGAGCTTCTGGTTTGCCTAATAGCCATTTCAACATAAAATTTTGTTATCCAAAGTACGAACGTTTGCGCATCTCGCCCGATAAGTTAGCCATGATAAAAGCATCGGCCAAGTTGGGCGATGCAATGTCTCTTTTACTTAAATCCTTTTTGCCTTCAACTTTAACTCTACCAGCATTATCATAGTCTTGTTTAGGCGAAGTAAGTTCGTCTATTAACTGATTCAAATGCGGCATATTGCCATCAATGAAGATCATATCATCATCGTTGAAGGATTGTCCGTTTCTTACTGCATTATATGTATTGCGGAATCGATCTGCTATTAACCACCAAGCTTGTGCTTTAATGTTTGCAAAGTAATCCCGATTTTTAATCCCCGATCGCTGATATTGGGAATCCGGTTTAGCTACTGCACCACCTGCAAAGAATTTCTGGTGCTCAATCCTAACTTTATTTGAGGTATTAAGCTCATTGAACTTAGCCCCCGAGGTAGCACCTACGCCGATAGCATCATAAACGATTAAAGAATTTGATTCTCTTGCTTTAGCCCACACTTTGGAGCAAGACTTTAAAAGTTCATCTTCTTTAGCTTTCCATTGATCAGCCCAAACGTTTAGTGAACCATAAGATTCCACCATGGCGCAATAGTCTTCGCCTGCATCTGCAACGTCAAAACCGATTCTACGTATGCCACTAATTTGAATACCAAGAGCATTGTGGCCATCAATAGCAGCCATGACATGAGAGCGTTTAATAACAGATTCTTCGTCATCACTTTTAGGATTGCCTTCATATACATGCAGGTAATTCTCGTAATCTTCTGCTTTAGCCGCTTCCACTTCAGCACGCATTGTGTTGCTAAGAAACGGATTGTCATTGTAATTGATCTTCCTAACTATCGTATTGGGAGGAGGATTGGTTACAAAACGTCGATACACAAAGTCTGTTACCAAACGTGGATTAAAAATGATCCAATGTTGTGATCCTTGCTTACGAATAGTAGGGTTTAATATTTCCCATTGCTCTTCAGTAAGTAAATGTGCTTCCTCTGCCCAATGGATATCAATACCTTCGAGAGATTTGATCTCATCGATTGATCTCCATAAACCGTAGAAAATAAACTCACTGCCTGTATAGCGGTTAATGATCTTATTTTCTAGGATTCTAAATCTGTGGCCTAAATTAAACCTATTGATCTGTATTTTAAGTAATATATATACAGATTCTTCAATTTTGCTTTGGAATTGCCTAGTGCAAAGCACACGTATTTTGCAACTATTACTAAGGAATATTGCAAAGCCTGCTGCGTCCCAAGACTTAGAACTGCTTCGTCCCCCGTATAAAACGCGGTTACGAGCAGGAGTTAGCCAGAAATCCTCAAGGCAAGGATTTAAAGTTGGATCAGGATTAGGAAATTCGACGAGCGTAGAAGTCATCAAGCGTCTTCACTTTTTCCTGTTCGGGTTCGTTAAGTCGTTGAACTTGTTCTTTATTGGTTTGTAATAACCCTAAAGGAATCTTAGAAGCTTCATTTGCCATGTTTGTTAAGCCATTAACCATACGAAGATTTCCTGCTTCTTCTTCGAGGTTATCGCTTGTTATATTCTGTACTTTCTCGTTAGCGAGTTTTGAAAGGCGATGGGCCGTTCGAGCACTTACCTCTGCTGCGCTAGAAAGATTGTCTGTTATAGAAAGCAATTTTTCTGCTAAAGTTTGAGCACTAATTTTCCCCGAAATTGGTAAGGAATTTAATGCCTTTTGTGCATCAGCTAATTTAGTAGCTGCTTGTGCTATTTTTTTCACTTTTTCGCCTACACCTTTGTTAAGACCCCTGGAAGACATACCGAATTCTTTAGCTAAAGCTCTTTGAGATTCCCCATTGAGAACTCTTTGCTCTATTTCATACCATTGTGGGGGTGTTAACTTTTTCCTTTTATCCATGGTGCATACGTGACTTAAGCCACCTTATCGAAAATGTACATCGTTTTGACAAAAAAGTATCTCACTATTTCGTATCCCAGTTTGGGATACATTTTAATCTATTATGATATCTTCTTGTTTAACCATCTTTCTACTCAATGTAGAAAGGTCTTTTGTCTTACGCCAGGACTTCCTAGCCACATTGTTAGCTTTCTTATAGAAGTTAGCCTTATTGATTCCCATTTCGCTAGCTATAGACTTAATAGGTAGCTTCTTACCATGCCTATAAAAGGAACATATATACACGGAATAGAAAGCAATCCTCTCTAATTCTTCCAAATGGTCTATTACTGTAATAAATGCAGGAAAGTAAGGATTGAGAGGGTAATCCACATCAGCATTGCCTGAACCAGATTCAAGCACAAAAGAAAAGGCAGGAGGCAATCTAGGACTAAAGTATCTATGTGCTCTTACATATTCCCAGAAGTTTATGCAAAGCTCCTCGAACTCAGGGTCATCAAACCTTTTGCTCATCCAATTTCCTTTTTGGGTGCTGGTTACGTTTATCCAGCTTCTTGGGTAAAGGATAACCAAGAACGATTGCAGAAATCATACCACAACCAATCTTTCTTAAGTTCTTTTTCATCCTTTATCTCTCAGCCCATTGTAGACGATTGTCGACGCTCTCTATCTAAAGATAGAGAGCAGCGTCGACAATCTCGACAATTATGGGTATTTGTAGACGCTGCAAAACGTGGATTGTCGACGTCGACAATCATATTATTTAGTAAGTGGTGGCAGTTCATATAGCCCTTGCTTCACTCTTAAGATTTCGCCTTTCTTAGTCATTCTTCCTAAAGAAGTTCTAAGAGAATCAATGGCATAGCCGTTATCTTCAAAGTATTGCTGTATTTCTTTAGTGGTTGTAGCTATGCCTTTTTCTTCCAAACATTTCAAAATATTGATCGTTGCCCCAGTAGCTTCTCTACGTTGATTGTCGACGCTAATTTCGTCCACTTTCTCCGTCACAAGTGTTGAAAACGTCGACAAACTCGTCGACAATTGATTGGTATAAGTTCTTCTTAAATGAACCTCTTTTAATTGGAAGTAAAGCTCATGCCCAACAGCTGCGTCTTTCATTTTTAAAGGCAAGAAAGTAGTAAAGAAGGTTGTTCCAGTTCTTTTAACTTCATAAGAAGCATCAACGTTCTGAACCCAAGCCGCCGAACCCCTAATGATCGTTCCACTTTTCCCGGTATGGTGTACCATAGCAATAGAGCAATCAAAAGCTTCTTTAATTTGATCTAAATGCTTATATGCTTTAGCTACGTCCTTAGAAGAATTCTCTTCCCCGCTAAAGTTGCGGTTAACTGTATCAATCATGACTAAGCTAATCCTAGTCTCTAGGCTTCGACCAAAACTAATTACTTCTTTAATAGCATCTACTTCAATAATGTCTCTACTACCAGAAGATACATATAAAGGCACATGTTCGGTAATGCCATACTTATGCTTTAAGCCAGCAATACGTCTTGCTATACCATTAGAACCTTCGCCACACACATAAAGTACTGTGCCCTGGTTAACCTCTTGGCCGTGCCATGATATGCCCGCTGCCACGCAGAAACACACCTCTAAAGCTATGAATGACTTGAAAGCCATAGTGTCGCCCCAAATAATTGAAATGGTTTTGGCTTCAAAGTAATCCTGAATCATCCATTCAATAGGACCAAGCTTTTGGTCTAA